ATATCCTTTCTGGATAGCTGAGCCCTAGTCATTGTTAAGCCTTTGGAAGCAGGAAAACCTAGGAACCTAGCCCTTCTAGCACCAATGGGAGCATCCTGTAATCCAGACGCCTTTCCTATTGCCTCTGCTCTCTTCCTTATAGCTACATTCCCAGGAAGCTGTCGGCGCTGTCCTGCGACCGTCGCCAATGCTCTGGCAGTTGAGGCTTGTCCAGGTGCGGCCCTCTCTGCAACGTCGAGTATTCTGGAAATTCTAGTTTGTCCAGGCTTAAGGGGGGCCGCCAATTCGGCCTCTGTACCCTTTTGGGTAAGCCTAGACTCTCTATCCGTCATAATCTTAAAGGCTTGGGGAATAGTTATCTCTTTTCTCATAATCTGAGTGACAAAATTAGAAAGCTCTCCTGGCTGTAAATCGGGGTCGCGACGCATCAGTGCCCTACCAATACGAGCTTTTGTTTCGTCATTCAGTTTGAGAAGTGTCTGTTTAAACTGCTTATTTCTAGGAGAGTTTGGGTCCTCTCCAATAGAACCCATAGCATCATTGAACTGTGCTTCTAAAAGAGCAGGGTCGGCGTTTTCCTTAAAGAAGTCTCGAAGTCCGTTCCTCGCTTTAAAGTCAGCCTGCTTGAGCGCAAGGATACGCTGCTTGCGTAGAAGTTTATTTCTTCTAATCTGGAGCCCAAGAAGGAAACCCTTCTCGAACTTCTCACTAAATTTCCCTACGCCCGCACCAATATCACTCATCTACCAAACCCCTTACCAAAGAACCCACCGCCAGCGGCAAGACCAAGACCAGATCCAATTGCGCCAAAGAGGGCTCCCAACGTGCTAGACCTTGCTTGTACAGAGGCTATATTCCCTTGTAACTCAAGAGCTCTATTCTGCTGAAACTGACCAACAACATCACCGAAGCCAGATGCAAGACCAAGGCCTCCTTGTACATTACCAGTGTTTACATTAGCAACACCGGTGAGGCGTCCAATCAAAGCGTCTATTCTTGATTGATTCTGCTGTTCCCTAGCAAGACCTAACTGTTCAGCAAGGGTAAGATCGCCTCGACGGGCTCCTTCTCTCAACTCCTCAGCTGTTCTAAAGAAAGTATCAAGCCCCTCGATGCCAGGTGTGCTTG